AACCCCGAAAAAGATTCTAAATTAGAGAACATACCATGTATGCAGATTGTAGACTTCAAAAATATTAATGATGTATTATGTTTGACGGCATATTTTAGGAGTCATGACATTTGGGGGGCGTGGCCAATGAATGTGTATGGACTGTCAGAATTGTTAAGATATGTATCAGAAAGTGTTAATATTAATACAGGAAATATTACCATGGTGTCAAGTTCGGCTCATATTTATCAACGTGACTGGGATTCAGTATTAGATTATTTATATAGAAATAATGGTCATCTTTTGAACATCTGGAAAGGTATACTGAGAGCAAGAGTTGGGCATCATTCAAAAGATGCAATTGCATAGGAGGAATAAAATGAAAGATGCTAAATATATAGCAATGAATGCAGACTTAAGAGAGAAATGTCTTAAGAGCTTGGAAGAAAATTTGAAACTTATGCAGGATATTATACCAGCAGCCGACCGAGACGTACTTGAATGGCGAAATGACCAAATTTTGAAAGTGTTTGATAGGATTAAAGATATATAATCCTATTTTTATATTTTTGGTGGTGAAAGAATGAACAAAGATTTTGAATTTTGGAGTACGCCATCCTGTACCAGGTGTCCAGGGTTGGAAGTATGGCTAAATGAAAATAATATTAATTATATAAAAAAGAATGCTGCCAGTGATCCCATCGGATTCGATCTGGCCGTATTAAAAACAGGACAAAAAGTGTTATCGCTTCCAGTACTGATTTTCCCAGATGGAAGAAGGCGATTAACCGATGCTGAAATTTTCGACAATTCCGGAAACATCAAAATATCCAAGGAGGATCTCAAATGACTTCAGAATATGAAATGAGCATGTCGGAAATGGAACTTTTTGAAGAAATGGAAAAAATACAACATAAATACAAGAATAGAGAAAATAATTCTGTAGAGAAGTTCAATTTTGAATATGACGAAATCCTCAAGGAAGTTGCTGACAAAATTACCGAAAAGAACATCCAGTATGGGGATGCATATTCAAAAATACCCCAAATATTGGAAATTTTGGCTCCAGAAGGTATACCAAAGGATAAATATGAAGAGTTTCCCATAGTCCAGAGACTCATAGAAAAAATCTGTAGGTGGTTTGGGGACGGAGGGAATCAAGATCTATGGGACGATATCATAGGTTTGGGACTGAATGGCCGAAAACACCAGAAATATGAATCGGTGGATAGCGATGATTAGCGACAAACAAAATACTTTCTTTTTTATATTAAAGCGTTTATTCAGATATGGATATATATATCTGAAAACCAATGATGATAAGTGTTACGAATTGACAACATGGAACAAGAAATTCATACTGAAAGATTTTGATTCTAGACAAGTCATAATGGAATCAGATGAAGCGAAGATCCCGTTTGAATTTTGGTGGGAACAAAGAATTAAATGAACCGGAGGATATTATATTGAACGCAGATATAATGAATATTAAAAACATGGAACCTGGAAACCAAATATATATTAATGATAAAATATTATATAAGAATAAAAATGGTATGTTCTCGGTTTTTCGGGGAAATGATTTGATATTACATGAAATAAATATTAATGTTGTATTTGAGTATTTCGGATTACTGGAAGAGTCGAGATATGCAGATTTGCCTAGACCAGACGAATTATTTGATCAAGAACATTATATTCAAAGATGTGGGAAATGTAAAATTTATTTTAGTGGTCCGATTATATACAGAGAAAAAAAAGAACAACATTATATGGGGCGTGTTAAATATTGGTGTCCAGTATGTAAAAGTTGGTGGGTAGAGAAGAATGTTTCTTGGGAAATACTCCAAGGATTTGAAAGGTATCAAGTTTTAACGGCTATTAGAGATGTTCCAGGATCAAAACAATGGGAATTATTAAAATATTTAAATAAAAACATGTGTGGCGATTGGTATCAACGGAAATTATCCAGGGTTTTAGACGAATTAGAGCAACGAAATAGAATATTTTCAGATGAATATATCGAATATTGGCTTAATGATTAAATAGAGCATTTTGTTTAAAATTCTAGACAAAAACTAGCCACTGTATATTGATAGTAGGGGAAAGAAATGATAACCATTTCGAAAATGTCAGACGATGAACTAATGAATGAAATTGAAACTTTGATTTCTAAGCTGGACATATTAAATAATGAAGTTCGCAAACGTACAAATATTTCTTTTGGTGATCATTCGTTTGGGTTAGAAACACACACGTTGTCGTCTTTAGAATATTATGCCGCTACACATGCGATATTGCCAAATATGCGTAGCGAGGAAATGAATTTTCAACATACTCATGTATTTGGTATGTAATAATGGTAGCATTTGGAAAAAATCCAGACGGGTCTAGACACGTGTTCGTTCATGAATCTATTAACAAAACCGGTAAACCTTGGAGAGAGGAACCAGCATACGACGAAATAGAAACGGAAGGATTGTTAGGAACTGACAAGGTTTTTATTGGTTGGAATAGATTCAAATGCTCAAAATGTGGAGAAGTTGTGCGGTTCGATGAAAGAGGATATGCTGTCTGTCCCGAATGTGGATTAATATATAATGATTTTGATGGGGTGATTTGTAATGACAGATGAAAAAATACCTGAGATAGTTATTCCTATAAAAATAAAAATACAAATATGCGTCGAGGAAGAAGAGTCGGATTGTGAGAGGTGTCCAAAATATCCATGTGTATTATCCCCATACGAAGTAATGCGGGAACTGCATATGGAGTGGATACCATGGAATGGTGACACTATAACATACAGTACAAGTAAAGATTCATCATACAGTACAGATTCATAATTAGTTTCATAATTTAGGAGCCGGCCGAAAGGAGCGGGCAAAGGGTGGGATTCGGGGGATATTTTTTTTTAGTTTTATGATTCTATTATTTTAATTTTATTTTAATAATTCTCAAATAATTGATTTCAATTTTATATAAATAATATATAAGCTTTTCGGTGATAATATGTCAAATAATTCAGATTCAATGCCGTGTTGGTGGTCTCCACAAATTGGCAAATTTATAGAAGATAATTGTCAATTAAGCTTCAGAAAAATATCCGTAGCCCTCAAAAAGGAAATAGGAGCAGACGTTTCTGAAACTTCACTAAGGCCCTTCGTGCGCGAAGCTCGGAGAGACCGACAGGAAGATAATGAAGCCCACATAGAAAACGTACGATCAAAACAACTCCTAGCCTTGGAAGAAGCCGTTATTACGGAATTAAAAAAAAGTATTCAGATATTGCAAGGATACCGCTCAAAAGTGGAAGAAGCCCTTACGATGGAGGGTTCCGAAAGTAACACGAAACCATACTATGCCCAAGCTAGGATGGTAGAAGTTTACGAGCGCTTCGTGATAGATTTGGCAAAGCACCTAGTAGAAATGGGATCTCGAAATAAAATTATGGACATAAATATAGAAACAGCAGACGGCAAAAAATCTCTAGCCGACATTCTGAATGAAGAAGAATAAAAATATTATGGATTCTTTTTATTCTTTTTCCCGTCTCCAATCGGCCACGGTTCGTCTGCCAGAAGCGTATTCTGATATATGGCGTTCTACATCTCTGTGGTGTGATTTGGCTTCTTCTTTAGACTCAAACCCCCCACATCGCCACATGGAATCGTTCCATGTCCATTTATTGTTCTTTTCGGTAATTTTCAACATCTGATACACCTCTTAATCCTTACAATACATAATAGGACTCGTAAGTATATATACTTTTCGGTGGTCGCATGTCAGAAATACCAGATGCACTTTTTCCCACTGACAATCAGCTAGATATCCCAGTTCTGAAATTGGATCTGCAAGCAGATTATTTAGATTTGCCGTTCGTCCCATATGGAAGCATAGGAAGATCAAGAAAGATGAATGGAACTTATCATTTCTATGTAGATGATAGACATTTTAGTGCATTGTGGAAAAATCCAGATAAGATTATAAAATCTGGGTGTGTTACTGTGGTAGAACCAAACTTTTCCACATCAGAGAGCCAGCCATTAGCATATTCAATATACCAAATATATAAAAAGCGTTGGTTGTCGCGATACTGGCAGGAAAACGGAATTAGAGTTTTCGTTGATCTGAATGTTACTCCCAAATGCGAAGAGCTAAATTTTTATGGCGTTCCGGTTGGATGGAATGCATATGCTACGCGAGTCCATAAAAATACTACAGAAGAAGAATTATTACATCAAGCCGATATAGCAAAATATCATTCTAGATCTTCAGATATATTATTTTTAGTATATGGTCATCGTAAAAGTATTGATGAACTATGTCGCGAGCAAGGATGGATATACGTATCTGAAACATGGCCCAAACCGAAAGATTCAAACAAAAAGAAACATAAAATGAAAGTGGTGGCCTAGATATGGCAAAAAATAGCGGCGGTGGTGGTCGCAGCGGACGATCTGGGGGGAAGGTCGGTGGAGGAGGAAGCAGTGCAGAATCCCCGCCTACCAGGAAAGAACTTGACGATATGAGACGCGACTCAAAAGACATAGAGAAGGAGATCCACAGCACGGAGCGTCAAATAAATCGATTGTACATGGCACCAGATTCAAAAAAGAAAGAAGCAGCACTTGAAACCAAATTAAGGAATCTGATCGCGAAAAAAGCAGAACTAGATACTACCATAACCAAAAGAATAAAGCAGTATCCAGGAGGAAGCCTAGAATACCTATTTGGGCATCGGTAATTAGAGATTTGCGCCTATCATGGAATATATATCCCAATGGTTGGGATCGATGTCCATTGCTCTGGCAACTATGGCAGATATACTGATTCCATTTCCCTGGCCAACATCGATGAGATTTTCGGGGTCTTCGATCCCTTCATGGACTTTGGCAACGAGGGCGATTGCTTTTTGTTCCAGAGGAGTATCTTCGAGATCGGATGCTTTGATTGTTTCGTCATTCATGAAAGCTTGGAGTTCTTCATCTGGCAAATCAACTTCCTCGGTCTCTGAGTAATTCTCAACGGCTTCTTTTTCGGCAGCCCATCCGTGGCCGTCATCGTCCCTATATATTTTCCCTTTCTCTTTTCGATCCACAACATACCTGCGAAGGTATGTCATCTCGTAGTATCCTTTACTGACCCCGTTTTTCTCAAACTGGTCTATGATTTTGCCTTCGAGTTGTACCTTCAACCATATCTTTTCTATATCGTTTGGATGTTTGTACATTATGTTTCATCTCCAATACATACATTGTCTTGAGAGTATATATACTTTTCGGTGCGCGATCCATGACAACTCAAGCAGAGAAACTCAGAGAAAAGGGGCCGATCTTTTTCTGTGAAAAAATTCTTGGAACAGAATTATATCAGTACCAAAAAGATATTATTAATGCAGTATTTGAAAACCCGCGTGTGACGGTTCGATCTGGAAATGCGGCTGGGAAGACTTACCTAGCTGCGAATTTGATTTTATCATTTTTATATTTAAACAGTCCGAGCGTTGTAATTTCGACTGCTCCGACATACAACCAGGTAGAAAAACTGATCTGGAAGGAAATTCGTACATTGTATCATGGGGCAAATGATAGAATTGTGGGGGGATTGGGGGGGACGCTGCTTCCAAGAGCCCCCGAACTGTACTTAACAAACAAATGGTTCGCGATCGGTCTATCAACAAACCAGCCAGAACGTTTACAGGGATACCATGAAGAAAACTTATTGTTAGTTGTTGATGAAAGTTCCGGTATAAAAGATGACATTTTCGAGGCCGCACAGCGAATACTGACAAGTAAAAATACTCATATTTTACAAATCGGGAACCCAAACCCGCCAAAAGAGACCACCGGAAATTATTTTTATGATTCATTTAACAGCGAAATATACAAAAAATTTAATATTAATGCATTTGACACTATAAACTTTACTACATTTGGCATAACTCAAGAAGATATAGAATCTGGAAAATGGAAAGAGAAGATAGGCAATAGTAAACTCCCATCTCCCTATCTCGTAACTCCTCAGTGGGTTGATGCTATGTCCACTCAATGGGGAATCGATAGTGCTGCATACAGTATTTCGGTACTTGGAGAATATCCCAAAGATGGCGCCAACAACTTGATTCCCGTAGAATGGCTTAGGGCTGCAACTCAGTAAATTTTATGTAAGCGTTTCGGTTGGCCAACATAGCTCAATTGGCAGAGCAGGTCCCCTGTAAGGACCAGGTTGTCGGTTCGATTCCGGCTGTTGGCTTTATACTATTTGGTGAATAATATGCCTAATATAATATTTGGTGCGGACATTGCCAGATTTGGGGAAGACAGTTCCGTAATCGCTATCAGAGAAGATAATAGAGTTCTACCATTAATAATATATAATAAACTTGATACAATGGCGATCGCGAACACCATAGGGATTCATGCAGATGAATATCAACCGTCATCAATTTTTGTAGATGTTATTGGCGTTGGGAGTGGTGTTGTAGATCGCTTGGCTCAAGTAGGGTATCCGGTCGTTGGGGTCAACGTGGCCGAAAAATCGCATTTTCCTGAGAAGTTCACAAATTTGAAATCTGAGTTATGGTGGAATCTCAGAATACAATTAAATCCAAAATATAATAATCCCATAAAAATTCCTGATGATAAGTTGTTGTTTGATGAATTACGCAGAACGTCTTATATATATGATGAAAAGGGGCGCTTACGAATAGAAAAGAAAGATAAAATAAAAAAGATGTTGGGTCGGTCTCCCGACAGAGCAGACGCAGTAGTTCTGGCCGCGATCAATTCCGTTGGGGAATCCGGCAAGGGCTCCGACGTTGGCTTAAAATCCAATATGGAGCTACCCTGGTAGGTCGCATTCGCAAAACTGTTCTGGATTGAACATAGCTTCTCTTTCTTGTTGGCGGTCGTCTGTATACCTAACAACCTTTCCACATTTCTCGCAAATAGTTTTTATTGTCATTTTATCTCACCTCTTCAGACCACATATCATTTTTTACCGGATCCAATCCTTTCGATTTCGCAACTTTGTCAGCTTGATGCCGTATGGCATCTATATCTATTTCATCAAGGATAAAGTAATCTGCGCATCCATTCACAGTATAGTGTATTTTGTATTTCATTACGCCACCCCTCGCCTTTCTTTTTCATCATCGTATCCCTTCACGAAAATCGCAACAAATCTCTCATGAGCTTCGATCTCGTCATCGACTATCAAAATGCCTTCTTGGATATCACCAGAAAATACTTCCTCTGCCACTTGATTGGCATCGACATTTTTTAGATCTTCATCATTTAATACTTGAGCCGATTCTCTGCCATATTCAAAGGCCATGCGGCAAAATTCTATTCGGTCGTACACACTAGTTTTCAAGTTCCACATTTTTTTATACCTCGTATTTCTACAATACTACATTGTCTTTAGAGTATATATATTTTTCTGTCCTTAGGTTTTCATACATAGAACATTAATTCTAAAAAAATAAATAAAAAGGTTAGTATTCTGTTTCCACGATAGTCCAAAACTTATAATCGTGTTCAGCCAGAATTTTACCCCCGTCAATTTTGTTAACTGACCATTTGTTTATATCATCATATTCTATCTTCCATATTCCCCATTCTGGGTTATCGGTTGATACAACTTTGATTCCAGGCTCGATGTTCTCAGAAGTTAAGATTCCTTTTTCTGTAATTTTTGGGTACATGTCATTTCACCATGTAATACTTGTCTTGTGAGTATATATAGTTTTCGGTACTTAGCTTTCCATAGATAATAGTTGTTGCACTTCTTCAGAAAAGCGCTCCCGTGGTACAAATACGTGAATTTGTGTTACTTGGAAGTTATTACATTTTCCAAATAAATGAACTATTTCTTCCTCCATAAATGCATACCGAACATACGTAAATGGTTGTGATCCACAATATTCTCCATGATCTATTCCTCTGGCATTTCCAATAGTTGCGTGTTCCCAGTCTCGTACTTTTATGTGTTCCATTAGGGTCTCGACGATATCAGTTTCGATATTGTTCATATTGTATCCTATTATTATTATAGAATAATCTCCATTACGTATTATTGCCTTGTAGTCATTTTTTACAAAATGCATATGGCATTATTATCAATATAGTATATATATCTTTCGGTGGTTTCCATGCCTAAAAAAAATACTAATTCCAAATTACAAATTACAGAAAATGCAGCTGGGGCATCCGCAACAACTGGACTTTTGTTTGCCCTTGATCCGTCGGACTCAGATTATATTGAGTTTGAACTAGAAGACTTGCGCAAAGCCCGAAAAAATGATACGGTTGACAGAGTTTTGCAGGCTTTGAAGGATTTTTCTTTTCAATTGGAGGACATAGAACCAATTCCACCCATCGATAAGGAAGTTTCTGAGGAAGAAATTGAGGAAGTCCGCCAAAAAATCCATCAAATAGACCGAATAATCAATACGGAGGAGTCCACGAAAGCTGCGTGGGACGACGAAATTACGTATGGATCGGGAATCTTCAATTTTAATTCTGCAACAGAAGATGTTACTGGGTGGAAGTCTCCAACGGTATTTAAATTATTACCTGCATATTCTTTTAGCGAAGCACCATCCGACTATATAGGAGACACAACTAGATATAAGCAGTCCCAATTTTTGGAAGGAATACTGTATGATAAAAATGACGACAAATATATATATTACCAGAAACAGGGAACCATCAATACAGAAATAAAAAATGAAGAAGTACTACACATAAAAAGTAAAATTGCAGACTTCCCAGATGGAAAATCCAGACTAATTAATATTATTCATTTAATAAAACAGATGGGAGATATTGACGTTGCGCGAATGCAATGTATTCGACGCGCCGGCGCTCCAATAATTCTGTTTAAGATCAATCCTCCAGAGACCCAAATGGACTTAAACTATGGATATAAAGATTCCAGCGGGAAGAATCTGTGGGCAACATACAAAGAACGCCACGAATATATACAGAAAGTTGCAATCAACCAAAGCAGATCTAATGTATTCATTGTTCCCGATTGGTGCGAAGTCATACCTATTGACGTTTCTAATGTTTTGGAGACTGTTAGGGAAGAGTACAACGATAAAGTATTACGAGTAGTCCAATATTTCATATCGCGGGACTTTACCGAAAATTCCGGAAATGCTATCTCTCAGTCTGCGAAACCTGGATTGGACTTAATTAAGCTCCAAGCCGAAGGAAGAAGAAAAGAAATCGGCCAGCATTTTGTACAATTCTGGGAAAAGATATTAGCAGAAAATGGTAAAGAAGGGTGGACCGTATCATTAAACTGGAAAGATTTGAATCCAAGAGATTTACTGAATGATGCAAGGGCCTCCGAGTTGTTACGAAAAGCAGGAGCCTTCACACTTAATGATATCAGAGAGGCTGTTGGGTATTCGGAATTGGCAGATGAAGAAAGGGTCGAACTAGAACAATTGGGAAGCATCCCAGAAATGGATCCCGAAGAAACCGAAATGGAAGAGGAACCAGAACTTCAACACAAAATCGAACTGAACAAAAAGTACGATCTGGAAAAAGAGGGAGATCTGACCGAAGAAGAATTATCTGAACTAATAAAGGATTCTCCCCTAAACATTCTGAGAGCGAAAGGGAAACTAGAAGCTTTTATGGATAGAATAAAATAATATTCGGTTGTGATATAAAATGATTAAAAAATTAAGTATTTTATTTTTGTTAGTATGTATTTCTATGTCGAGCGCCACGTTGGAACAAGCTTCTGATATTACTTTATACTCAGGAAGTATTAACGCATATTACAATACTCCGGATTCCTTCGCAAAATTTCTTCAAGATGGCCAGGCTTCATATGTGTTTAGCAGCACATTAAATAAAAATGAAAGTATATTCGGTATGGAGGTTACTGGAAATGGATCGAATGGTAGGTTTGCGGTTGGGTTGCTTCCAACAGACGCAGGAATTTCTCATACATTAAATATTAATGATGTTACTAAAATTAAATCCGATGTCTATGTTGAAAGTGTGCGCGAAGTAGACATAGAGGATGGAACTGACTTTAGGCGCGTTTTGACGGAGTATTCGGTTTTGGCCGATGCCGGATCTGGATTGATGACCGTCCAAAGATCAGAAGACGGAAAAATGCAGGATCAAGAGCGGGTTTACTTTGATGGTATAATTAATATAAATTCGACTGTATTTGAAGATTGCTTTGAACTACCTGGAGAGGGAGAAGAAGATTGGCTACCATGCTTAGGTATGTTGGATTACCCCGACTGGACCGTCGAGATATCCGATGATTCATCTTGTGCTACTTGCGGCTAGAATGTTTCGGTGGTAATATGGTTGATTTGTCATACTTAAGAAATATATTAACTTCAGAATCGCCAAAAAAGATTCTGACTAGTACCCGACGTTCAGAAAAAACGATAGCGGGATTGCCGTTTCCTAGGGGGTTGCGTAGAACAATTGTATCAGATACAAAATATAAATTCTTCTCACAAGATGAATACTTGGGAATACTTAAATCCATAGATATTGGAAAATATGTAGCTGATTATTTAGATTGTGATGATAGGACCTTATGGGTTCTCGCAAATGTTAAAGCCAATCCTGAATTGCCCACATTTTGGGGGGCTGCGATCGGAGAGGCTAGGGGAAAAATCAAAGGCCATACAGTATATCATAGCCTAATTGTATTTTGGGATACGAATAAAAAGAGACACTATTATGAACCCACAACAAAAAAATTAGTAGATTTTGAACCAAAAGAAATATATATTTAAGCCAGCAATGCATTCACTACGGTAATAATCACGTCATACGCTACTAGTATCAATACCATAATAACGCATACTATTGGTATCAACATCATAATGCATAATGGAATGAATAATAGAAATCCTGGTATAAAAAATAATACATTATGTCTTTCCTCTCCAATACCAATAAAAATTACTCCCAACAGGGCACAAATTATGGTAAATCCCAGGTGGATACCAACATCTAAATTAAGAAATTCTGTGAAGCCCATGTAAATCACTTATATCCATCGTGATCGTCCATTTCCTTCAATATTTCCGCCACCTCCATCGATCGGATCATTTCAGCGGCTTCTGTCGCCGTTCCGAACTCTTCAGTGTAGTACTCTCCCAAGGGGAGATCTTCAGTGTCCCCAGTGTCGGCGATCAGATCATTGAATGCGTCTTCGGGCGTCTCGAAAACAACGAGTTTTCGGAGAACCGCGTCGGCGAATTCGGGATCTGCTTCTTGCATTCGCTTGAATACAGCGAATTGCATTGGGGTCATTTCATACGTTTTTGTCATTTTCTTACACCTCGTATTTCTACAATACTACCTTGTCTTAAGAGTATATATAGTTTTCGGTTGTTGATATAATGCCAGATAATAATATAAATTCAGAAATAAATAAGCTTATTGACAATCCCAAACTAGATAAAAAACTAGAAGAAGAAAATTGGGGTCTATGGGAATCAATTTGGACATTAGCAGCGCTCAAATACTTTCAGAAAGGAGTAAAAATACAATCAGAATTATTTAAAGTTCCGCTTCCAAGTATGAAACTTCAGAATGACAAAGCCATGAAATATTTTGAAAAACACGGTATGGAATTAGTAAAAACGCTATCAGAAGCTGATAAAAACAGTTTTAAGAAAATTTTGAGGGATAACTGGAACGAAAATCCCAGAGTATTATCCAAAAAATTTAACGAAAGTTATACGGTGTCCGACAAAAGACTGTATACGATTGCCAGAACGGAGGCACATACGGCTTTCGAGGCAGCCAGAAACGATCTAGCACAAGACATGCAGAAAGCAGGCAGACACGTAAAAAAAATGCACATCCATTCAGGGAACCCAAGACCGCGACCATCGCATCTCGCAGCTGATGGAGAAGTTAGGGAGCTTGATCAAGATTTTTCTTACGGGCAACCATTTCCATATGCTCCTCACTGTACTTGTATCGTTGAATATATTGATGCGGGAAAAAAATAAAATTCTGCATATAATGTATTATGTTCCTAAAGTATTTAAGGGTTTTGGTCAACATGTCATATACAGATCAAGATTTCGAAAATGATTGTTGGGATTGGTTTCGCGATGTTACGGAAAAATATAACAACATACCGAATATTATAATCAAATTGACATATGGAAATGGAGATACTGACATATTGACTGGATGGAATGCTGTTGAATTTGAAGATCCAAGTCCATATACCCCGAAACAAATTGATTTTTTTAGGCATTGTGTAGAAGTATATCGTAAAAATCCCATAGAATGGTAGAGACAGAGAGGGGCGTTAATCCTCCCTGTCAGAGGCTAGAAAATGGCTGATAATTTGGAGGGAATGAGTAGAGGCATGGGGTAGCAATCCCACACCTCCAATACTATATGTGTAGTTAATGTTATTTATACCTTTTGGTCTATGACTACTTTAGATCGGGTTTTATTTGAATATAAACAATCTGAATAAAATTCATCTAATAATTGTTCATGGGGGGCATCCTGAATGTCAATATCATCAAATGGATATGGAAGTCTTTGATTTTCTTCATGAAGTATTTTTGCAAATAAATACTGTAAACATTTCATATGCTCAAACCGAATGGGAGTTTTTCTGCAATATCCAGCATAAATGGTTACAATTTCTGCACAAGTTGGAGATTCCATTATTAATTTTATGTCTTTTTGTGGAGTTTTGTCTGTTATTTTTGACAGTCTGCTAGAAATCTCAATACAATGGTTCCTAAACATAAAGTCTGGATAATCCATCAATATGTCTGATTGATACGCCAAAAAACAGCGATTATGTAAAGAATCCTTGGGGTATTGTTCAAGAATTTCTTCACATATTCCAATTTTGTTCAGTATGTCAGGTATTTCCGTTTTGTTCAGTATGTCAGGTATTTCCATGTTAGTATCTATGTCACCATCACTTATATAGTTTTTGGTACTCTTCATACTTTTCATACATATCAATGTTATCTACTATGCAATCCCGCGAAACCTGTATGTTGTTCATTGCCAGAATAAACGACAGTTCTTCGCGGGTTAGCTCATACTGAACGTTATATTCTAGTATGTCTTCTAGCTCGGTACAGTTCCCGAAAGGTACCAATAACAATAGTAAAACTAAAGAGCATTTATTCATATCCGACATTCTCCATTACGGTGGTGATCTTTTCCCCACAAAATGGGCAAAACTTGAAGGTTTTGGTTACATAATACCGATGATTGTTGTTGGTAATAATTCCTATGTTCATTACCAACGATTCTCCGTTCTGCCACATGAGATCCTGCATGGGCTCACAACAATATTCATATATGGTATCTTCTTCAATTTTTTCCTTCGCGGGGATGATCCGCGTATGGAATCTTCGAATTATTTTCATGTATATCATAACAACTACATAGTATATATAATTTTCGGGGGACATAATGAAACTTATAAATCCTGTTGATGAATGGTGGTTAATTTAAATATTATTATATAGGAGGTGATATTTTTGGTTTGGGATGCATCAGCCGCGAGAAAACAAATATTTAGCGGTGATAGAATCGACGAAGACGGAAAGCCAATCAAATCAAAATGTTCTAAGTATTTTTTACAAGTTTTGGGAAATGGAGACAACAAGGGAGATTATAAATATCCCATAGGTACCCCGTCGCAATTTCCAAATCGAGGAGCTTTGATTGCCGCGTATCAACGAGCTTCTCAGTTTGCTCCAGAATTACATTCTAAAATCAAGAATATGGCTAATAGATACGGCATAAAGTTTCCAGCAATCTCTCAAAACGAGATTACAATTAACGCAGGGCTTGATACGGAATTTGGGGGCGGAAAGATACGGGTTCCGATGATTTTAATGAGAACGGGAATATACAACAATCTAGAAAAAGTTCCCGAACAATTAGAGGAGGCTGCACCTGGTTTTAATCATAGACCTATTACTATATTTTCGGAGGAACAGTTGGGACATACCGAAAATGGAGTTGCTACAAATAATACCGTCAATGTCGGAAAAATTGAAGGGGCAATTTGGCGAGAAGATACCCAAGATATTTTCGGATATGGGGTATTAGATGAATCGCGGACACCAGATTGGCTAATAAACCGAATAAATAATGGTGAAAATCTTGGAATATCTGCCGCATATTGGCATGATACCGAAGATAATATAGAGACTAATTATATAATTGACAACGTATCAATTTTGGAGCCGCAAAAAGCAGCATGTGAGCCACCAAACTGTGGGCTCAATTTAAATACAAAAACAGAAATAAAGGAGGAAGATAATATGACCATCGAACTTAATGAGAAGATCATTCTTGAAAAAATTGAACAGATAGCAGGAATGAAACAAAAAATTGAACAGAATGCCAAAGAAATGGCAGAACTTAATGAACAAATTGAGGGATTCGAGGCCGAAAAAATTCAGATGAAGGAACAATTCGATGCAGATCTTAAGGGTGTCGTGGCCGAAAAGGATAAGGCCATTGGAGAACTTACGGAAAAAATTTCTGGATACGAAACGGAGATAGAGAAATCCAAATTCCTGAAACAGTTCCCAGAAGGTGTCGAAGTTCCCGATGAATTGATTGAAGCGTACATCAAGAATCCCGAAAATATTGTCAGAGAACCAGAATTAAACGAAAAATATATTAAGCTTATGACTCCCAAAGGCGGGGAACATACTAAAGTTTCCGGCGAAGAGTTTCCGGAACAGAATAGCAAAAAACTTGAAGAGAGTAAAGAAGATGATGAGTTTTGGGAAACTCATTTCGGAAAATAAATAAAATTATTATTATAAGGAGGAATTATATATGTCTAAAATTCAAACTATTGGAGAAAATGGCATCCAGCTTCCGTGTGCAGCCGAAACAATTAAAAGAGGCTATTTATATAAAATGAGTTCCGGTAACATGACGGTAACAGCTTCTGTTGATGATAAACCAACTGGGGTTGCATGCTGGGACTCCACCGATGCTGACGGTGACGCTAAAACTATGACCGCGGGGGACTATTGGAACTTCTATCCTATTGGATGCGGACAAATTGTGGAAGTCGCGTTCCTAGCATCTCAGTCTTTGGTTGCGGGTGTTACGGAAATCTATACGTCACAAACGGCGGAAACTGACGGATTGGCCGGAACTAGTAGTGGGAACTCTGCAACTGCTATCGGTCATTACATGGGCCGTAAGAATGTTACTACATCAACAACCGCTGGAACTTGTTACCCAGTGTTACTTGATGTAGAAAACGCAAACTGATTACGATTATATTAAAATTATTATACTTAGGAGGTAATATTTATGCCAGCAAGTGCAATAGGAGCTATGTCTCCAGATCAAATTTCTAATTTCGTAAAAAGGCGAGCAAGCCTAATTTTGGAGAAAATCGACCAGACCATGATCACGAAACCGTCGGTGGGCCGATATTTCCCTGTAAACACTAGTTTGACGTCTGAAAGAGTAGAATTTTATGTTACTCATGGAAATCCTGGTGTTCCCCATACCACACTTTCAGGAACTGTTGAAAGAGTGCGTGACAAACAACTGAAAAAAGTTCAGGATATCAAATGGCACCACTACGGAACTTTCGTACCCGATGAGTACAAAACTAAAGTACGGATTGATGATTCTATGGCCGATGCTGCCAGATATGCTCAGAATTTCTTCAATTATATACAGGATTTTGATATTATTACGGAACTCAAAGCTAGCAACAACACAAATACGACCGATGCCGCCACTGATTACTGGACAGACGATACCGGGCGAAACATAGACAAAGATATTGCAAACGCTCTCCAAACCATTCTAGAATATTCTAACGTTCAAAACATAAACGATAGAAAGTGGATCTGTATCTATCCGGGCAAAGCAGTTGGTGGGTTGATGGAACTGGACACTGTCAACGGAAATGTAGTAAGAAGAATGGAAGATTATTTGAAAGAGGCTTGGAAAGGTGGAATTGAATTTGTTCCATTTTCTCCAACGAAAGACGCAGACGGTAACGAATATCTAGACAACTGGAATACTTCTTCTGATGCTTTGGGGACTTCTGCCATAATTTGTGCTACAGGACCTGACGTTCTTAAGAATGTGGAATGGAGACCTCCCGAAATTAACAGAGCCGAAACCTGGAGAACTCATGGAGAAGGCGAAAATGTTCTTTACAAAAAGTGTACTGGCGCGGTAATTGTACCTCAATATGACAGCAATATGGAAACTACGCCGCTTGTATTTGAACTAACTGGTGTGGTGGAAAGCTAGATCCTGATTCCTATACTGTCTAGGAGTGTAAATATGAAAAAATTTATTACTTTGGTTCTGGCTATGTCTCTGTTGTGGGGCATGGCTGGAGCCGAAAAACTCAATTATGAGCGCCTATTCAACGGAGACCAAAAAGTACAGGGATTTTGGATGGCCGATGACGCAAATCTAGAATTTGGTGACGATCTCGATATGACTATGTTGTATGACGAGACTACAAATGATAGATTTGAACTTACGATGACGTCAGGCGGAATGTATTTTGACGTAACGGATATTACTTTCTATACTGATGATGCTACCAACGAATCTCTGACGTTCACTGGATTTGTTCCAGCGTTTGGCGCTGGAATCGCTATACCTGATGACATGTCCGCGACGTTTGGGGACGATTCTGATGCTACAATTACATATGATGAAACAACTGACAACGAACTAGAAATAACATGTAGTAACGGTATTTCTGTTGAATCTGCCACTACGTTTGATTCGACCGTCGGTATTTCTGACGATCTGACTATGGCAGCCAACAAAGATATTACGATGAGTGGAACTGCTGTCCTCACAGGTGTTACGGGAACTTACTCTGGTACAGTGCAAGGGGAGCAAATAACAAGTACGGACGACGCTCTAATTTACGATGATGTAACATGTAATGATATAATTGTAAATGCTACCGTTGATATCGATGGAAATGTTGATGTAGATGGTAACACTGATTTAGATTTGTTGAATGTTTCCGAATCTGCAACTTTCAACGAGGCCATCATAGTTGACAAGGAGATAGGCACGGCGCCATTTACTATCACAAGTACGACCGTGGTAGCAAATCTCAATGTTGACCAAGTCGATGGAAAGGACAGCACGGATTTTGTTCTTTTGGATGGTACCCAAGAATTGACGGCTGATTGGGATGCAGGAGATTATGAAATTACCGCCGATGATCTCACTTCAGATAATGATACTACGGTAGGTGGGGCATTGGATGTAGACGGGGCTACCACATTGGATGGGTTGACCGTTGCAGAAGCCGCCACATTTTCATCTACGATCGATGTTGATGGAGCGTCTACACTCGATACGACCACCGTGTCAGAAGCAATGATATTCCATGCCACCAGAGACAGTTCAGCATCTTATACTGTTTTGGCAACTGATTATTACGTTTTGTTGAATTATACAGATACTGGAACGGTTTCTGTTACAATTCCTACATCATTGTTGACAGATGGTAGGACTTTGCATTTCAAAGACGAGCAACTAAACGCGTCCGGATATGCCATTACGATCGCTACCGAGGGAGCGGAACAAATTGATGAATCCGACACTGCAACGATAAGTTCAGACGGTGGATCTCTGTCTCTGTTTTCTGATGGTACGTCCTGGTTCGCTTTCTGAGGTGGACAAATGAAGGCACTGATAACGATTGTTGTTATGGTGGGGATTCTTATAATCCCCCTTTCCAGTGCTACTTGGGGATCAAATTTTAATACTCCGATAACACTATCTGGTGATGCCATTACTGAAATTATCCTCAGGCCTGCGTTAGATTCGGTATCCCTAAAAAAGGAAGACAAGCCAACCCAAGTAACACGTGGTATTGTGCAGGGGTATAGTTTCCCGATATATGCATGCGATGACGAAGAAATGTTTTTCAGGCTTAGATTGCCTCGCCGGTGGGACGAAGCATCGAATATAACCGTTACTGGTTGCGTTCTAATTCCAGAAGCTAATATGAATGGTAAAAAATTTAATCTAAGTATGGACTATATTTGGGGTACCTGTGGCGAGGTTGTTCCAGAAACTAATTATACAACTTACCACGAAGTAACATGTTCTAGCGATTTAGCATATGTTTCGTATGATGTAGAGGCTGAATTTCAGTACGATGTTGATCTTGGAAAACCATTGACCGCAGACGATACTCTATTTTTCAGAATATACCGTACAGCGGCTAGTTCTGATGAGATCACAGGCGAAGTCGTACTGCTAGAAACATATTTAGTTTTCAAACGTGATAAATTAGGTGTAATAACATAATAATTTATGGTGAATAAAATGACCAATATAAAAAAGAAACGTGGTCGTCCGGCAAAGACTAAAGAAATTGATACAGTTTCTGAAATTCCCATGCCAGAACCCAAACAAAAATCTTCGTGTACATCCAAAGAAATTTTAGAATTTTTGGATAAATGGGAATCTTCCAGAGGTTCCGAAACAGTCAAAAAAATAAAGAGCATGGCAACCAATAAAGAAATCATGGTAATGGTTCCGAGATTTGGGAAAGGGAGAGCAATGTCTAACAAGATAGACGGTCCCATTGTTGTTGATGGATTTACGTTAGATAGAAGGATTCCAACGATAGTTCAAGAAACTCCACTAATTAGACTGGTTTGCAGGACTGGATTGTTTCAGATATCCACACTTCCACAAAAATTGGTAAACAAAATTCGCAAAATGGAGAGGAGATAAATGGGACGATATCTTCCACACAATTTACCCAAAGAACGGGTTGGTTCGGCTCCACTGTTTGAACAAATTACTGTTACCACCGATGATTCTGGAAACGCTGAGGTAACGTCAGATAATTATATTATTGGTAAACTTCTGGGAATTTATTACGATGACGGTACCGTAACAAGTTCCACCACGGCAGTAATAACAGCAACTACTCCAATAACTTTACAATTGGATTCATACGACATAAACAGTAATGATGCGTTCCGAATTCCGAAAATAAAAACTCAGGATACCGCGGGAAGCGCAAGTACAGATGATTGGAGTTCAATTAATTTACATTCTAAAGTTGTTGTTACTGTTACGGGTGGTCAGGTTGAAAAAACGTTTTATGTCTATATAGTATATAAGTAGGTAGATATAAATGGCAGTAACAGAATCACAAGCGGTGGCAGCAACTAAGGCCTTTGCTCAGTTGTCGATACAAACATCTGACCAAAATAATACTGGAAGTAATACTGGAGCAGATCTGCTTTATGATGACAGTTCGGAAATTCAGGGGAACTGGACTTTATTTTATGCCGACGTATTGGAGAAAATTTCAAATGATGAAACTCTATATGGTGTTACGCTTTCTGATATTCAGATGAAGCGAGCAATCGCATACGGAGTCAGAATTTATTTTGAGCAGAAATCCTCTGACTATTCAGCAACAAAAATTAAAAATGAAGGATACGAAATTAACAGAACATCCCTAATAAACAATTGGGAAGACTTATATAATAAAGTATTTGAAGAAGCTGTTCTGATTGCCAATGCCGAAGGATCTGCTGGTGTTGAGCCCGACGCGGTCGTAGCTACCGCGGATTCTATTGCCGAAAATTATCCTGACGAATGGAAACCGGTTATTGAACTCGAAGAAATTGATGAGGTCATATAATGATTCCTGGTTGGACTCATTTATTGACAGTTTCGGAATATTCACAAACCATTTTTTCTGGAAGTGCAACCAGTACACTTGTTTTAGGTGCACAACCACCATCGGGTGGATGTTACCTGAAAATTACGTCCGACACTGCAATCACTTTGTCAATTTCTGATGATACAAATTATGAAGATGTAGTATTTACGGGATCAAGAGATAAGCAGACCGTAAAAGAATATGTTCCAACTTTGACAATTTCATGCAGTGGATATACGGGTGATGTAACGCTATTGATAGAGAGTGTAGATATTTCAGGTAATTATATATATCTTGGGTCTTCAGTAACAAATTATCCTTGCATAATAGAAAAACAGACAACCACAACAGCAGACCTAGAGCTACTAACAAAAATTGGAGCATCATCTAAGAATTTATATATTATTAATGTTAAAGTTGATACTCCTCTTGAACTGAATGATGAATTTTTGATAATTGGAAATTCGGATACATATAAAGTAATTTCGGAGCCATATAAAAGCAAGTTTACCGGAACAAACACAAATGCAACCCTAAAATTTAAGGCAGTTAGAGTCAGTTAAACATAAAAATATTAATATAAAAAGGAGGAAGTATTATGGCGATACTAGATGAAGTAGCCCGTCAGGGCATAAATCAACTTTTGGGAATGATTCCAGATGCCCAGTTTAACATGGTGATGACTGGATTCTCGACTATTGGACCCATTATGACAAGAATTGGTGAAATTGGAGCCGATCATCGAGTAGATGATGAAGAGTTCCAGGCAATTTTAGACGAAGTAAACATTGAACAATTGAAATTAATTTACGGTACTATCCGAAAGATGCTCGGATTATAATAATATTTTTATAATTCGGGGTATATAGATGGACACCGAGGCTTACGACGACCACACGATTTTATATATTTTATTAGATAATACTAAGCGCATCGAAGAATCTTTGGAAAAACTTAACAAAAAGTTTGATACTGAGACCAAAGAACTAGACAAGCGCGTAAAATGTTGTGAAACTTTTAAACAAGTGATTGAACGTGAAGAAGTTCCAAAACGTCTA